TTGCGGAGGAGTTCGCAAACTATGAGTTGGTGCGGTTGTGGTTACTGGTTAAGAAAATCAAAACCCAGTACATGAAGTTAATGAGAGATGACTTCACTGCGGATTGCTTCCTCGGTGAGACACTTATAGGAGGTGAGGGGTATGTCATGCACAGCAAGCACGGAGTCTATAAGTTAGTAGACAGGGAGACCTTCAGCAGATATAACTTTAATATCATTCGTTCGTGATTACAGCAGTTGGGGGCGTTGATGCCCCCGTTTATAAAAACGCATAGGGAACCTAACCTACAAAGTGTTACGGAAGCGAGATATAAGTTGCATTTCATATATAAAAATTTTCCCAGGTATAGATACAATCAGAAATGAAAAATGAAATCCATTTATATGAAAAAAAATCCGCAGGAAATTTTAAGCACCATAGAGACTGATCCTGTTACTGGTGAATACTTTACAATCATACCAGAATGGATCATGAATGAAATGAATTGGTATGAAGGAACACCAATAAGTTTTAATTCTGATGGAGATGAAGTAATCATCACAAACTCAGATGAGTAAAAAAGAAATACCCCCTCTGTATGATAAGGATCGAATGGAATACTTTCGAGAGTTTCATCAAGTGGTGGCACCATTGATTGTGCTGAAGAAGTATGATGATGAAGAAGATAATATTACAAACAAATTATAAAGCAAATCTTAAACTTGTAAATAATTAGGATAAGTGATATATTAGAGAAAAGGAAGTTAATATCAAAGCACTATACAGGAGGATTTATGAGTGGAGACTCAGGATTAAATGAAACTATTGTTTTTTATAGTTCAGAGATGACTATATCAAAAGCAATAGTTTTAAAACATAAAGGAATTGAGTTAGATCATAAGGTATTGAAAGCATTATTGAAGGATACCGAACTCAACACTCTTATTGACAACGTATAGATAATAGAGTATTATATAAGTACAATTGAAATTATTATGGCAAAAGGATTTACTGTTAAATCAGAAGTTGCAAAAGCAAAAGGAAAAGCAAAGTCAATCGACGAACCACAGTGGGATTACGATAAAGCAAAGAAGATGGTTGCAGGTAAGACGATTGTATTCTGTCTGCCAGGTCGAGGAGTATCATATACATTTTTAAAGAACTTTGTAACTCTATGCTTTGATCTTGTACATAACAAGGCAAGTATACAGATATCACAAGACTATAGTTCAATGGTGAACTTTGCAAGATGTAAGTGTCTTGGTGCAAATGTTCTTCGTGGTCCTGATCAGTTACCTTGGGATGGTAAGTTAAAGTATGATTACCAGTTATGGATTGACTCTGATATCGTTTTTAATGTTGAGAAGTTCTATCAACTTGTTTTAATGGACGAAAAGATTGCATCTGGTTGGTATTGTACCGAAGATGGAAAAACAACTTCAGTCGCTCACTGGTTAGATGAGGATGACTTCAAAGGTAACGGTGGAGTGATGAACCATGAAACCATCGACTCAATCACAAAGAGATCAAAACCTTTTACAGTTGACTATGCAGGTTTTGGATGGTTACTGATTAAACATGGAGTATTTGAAGATGAACAGATTAAGTATCCTTGGTTCGCACCGAAGATGCAGATATTTGAATCAGGTGCAGTTCAAGACATGTGCGGAGAAGATGTCTCATTTTGCCTAGATGCAAAGGAGGCAGGATACCGAATCATGTGTGATCCTCGTATTCGTGTAGGACATGAAAAAACAAGAGTTATATAGTATATCTCATCAAGGTAAGGTGCTCTTTGAGAATCTTACCGAAGAAGAGTATATGGATAAAATGCAGGACTTAGCAGATGAGTTCTTTGCAAAAGGATCACCGCATCCACTCGAATTAACAACTGACGTAAAACAAACTAATGGCAAAGACATTTAACACAGGCAATTCAATTCAAAGTCACCCGAAAAAAACTCGACAAGGAACTGGGAAACATTCAAAATATGCCTCTACATCCCGTAACTCGGCTCGTAAAAGACCAATCGGACAAGGCAAGAAATAATGTTCTGTCGCATTCGACTTAAAGACACAAACTATCAGGAGTACCACAACTATCGTATTCTTGATAGTTCTTCTTTTGATCGGTGTTTAGACATCTATAAGCAATACGTAACTTATAAGAAGTTTGATGATATTGTACCAATCTTTATTGAAGAGTTTGAACTACCTCATTCTGATGTGATTGGTTATTATGATGGTAATGAGTTAGTTGCATTTACTCTTGCTTATCGTTTTAAGAGTGTAAATAGTGTATGGGCGGATCAATTTGCATGGGACTATAAGAATAAGAAACTAAGTTTAGGGCATATTGCAAACAAAAGTGAATGTGCATTATATAAAAGATTGGGTTATAATTATTATTATCTGGGTGAATCATCAGATTACAAAGCAAAATTAGACGGATACGAAATTTCAAACTTTTTTGATACATGGCAAAACTAATCGGAAACCTTCCAACCAAGAAGGTATGGGTAAGAAAAGAATATTTAACTGACTTCCAATCAGGTCATGGGGAGTTTATAGAGGGAATATGGGTATGTGCGAAGTCAATACAGGGACGAGCATTCTATTTTGAGACATATTTACCAGAATATGGTGCAATGTATGATAAATTACCGATATCTGCATTCCTATCATCACCAAAAACACCCGATCCAGACATGGATTTGGTGAATTTACAGTTTTGGAACTGTATGGACTATGATTTTACTGTAATTGTCAAGCAATTTGTTGCACCAATGGAGTGGGAACTGCGTACAAGGCACTATGGAAACCAAAAAGGACAGTATATTTGCACCTTAGACAACTATCATGGGGATTTTGATCAAATTGATGCGTCTACAAGTGAATTACCAGATGAGCATAAGTCATTTAACCTTGTTGAATTGCGTAATGGGCAGTTTGCACTCTATCCAAACAACAGATGTCGTATCTATGACACCTCGATGACACCTGATCCTGTCAAAACACCTGACTTTAAGGTATCAACACGCATCTTTGAGGTTGAAAACGATGTTAAGTGGGGTCGTTTAGGTGATTGTGACGATTATTTCTGGACAACACCCGATGAACGACAAGAAAAGTAGGTATATTTTACATTGGATAGGTCAACTATCTAAAATTAGACCAGAATTAGGTAACTTTGCAATTTGTCCGTATGCATCAAAGGCAAACTTTTCGATAATTGATGAAAAATTAAGTCAAATTGTACCAAAACCTGATTTTGATGTCGTAATATATGTTGTAGAAGGAAATATTAGCTCACAATTCTTATATGATGCGGTAGATGACTATAATCGTAACTATCCAGAGTATAAATTCATTGCGGATCATGGAAAAACAAAGACTTATATACAAGGAATACAAACAAGTAACGGATTATACAACTTAGTGTTGTGTCAACCTCGAAAAGAACTTACTGAAGCAAGAAGAAAACTTGCAAAAACTGATTATTACGATTATTGGGACGAATCTTACCTTGAAGAGGTGTTAGAAGATGACTATTCTGTAGTAAAAAACGATATTGAACAAGATTTAGGATAAATAATAGCATTTACAAAAAAGTGACATAAATAAAACAGGAAAACTCTTGTTTAAATGGCAATAAATCGGATATCAAGGGCATTTAAGGACATAAGTTTGTCTTTTACACCCCATCCAGTCACAAAAGACCTTACAATTCTCAAAAATGAGAACGCAATTAAGAAGTCTGTACGTAATTTAGTGCAAACTATACCTACTGAAAGATTTTTTAATTCAGTATTGGGTTCTGAAGTGCGTGATAGCCTATTTGACTTTGTAGATTTTGGTACTGCGTCTGTAATACAGAACCAAATTGAAATAACACTTGAAAACTTTGAACCTCGAATTGATAATGTAACTGTTGAGGTAGATCCAAGACCAGATTTAAATGAATTTGAGGTCACGGTGTTCTTTGATATTATTGGACAGGAAGTTCCTACACAAGAATTCACATTCATACTGGAAGCAACAAGATAATGCCTTTTACTAAGTTTACAAATCTAGATTTTGACCAAATTAAGACTTCAATTAAGGATTATATCCGTGCAAACTCTGATTTTACGGATTTTGACTTTGAGGGATCTAATTTTTCAGTTCTAATTGATACTTTAGCATATAATACTTACATAACTGCATTTAACTCAAACATGATTGTCAATGAGTCTTTCTTAGACTCTGCGACAGTGCGTGAAAATGTAGTTGCACTTGCAAGAAACATTGGATATGTACCTAGATCAAGAACTGCATCTCAAGCAACAATCTCTTTTGATGTAACAACTAGTGCAAATACTCCAACTCTCACTCTTCAGGCAGGTTTAGTATGTGTAGGATCATCTAATGATACTTCTTTTGTATTCTCAATACCAGAATCAATTACAACGACTACAACACAGACTACAGACGCAAACGGAAATATAGTAAGCAGCACAGGATCGTTTAGTGATATAATAATTTACCAAGGAACCTACTTATCAAAAACCTTTACTGTAGATGGTTCACTTGATCAGAGATTCATACTTGAAAACTCATTCATTGACACATCAACTATTAAAGTATTTGTAAAAGGTTCATCTGATACTGGGTTAGGTAGAGAATATCGTAAAGTAGATAATATACTAAACATAACTGATATTTCAGAGACATATTTAATACAAGAGACAACAGACGAAAGATATGAACTTCTTTTTGGTGATGGTGTCTTTGGTAAAAAATTAGAAAATGAAGCAACTATCAGTGTATCTTACATTGTCACAGATGGTGTAGAAGGTAACGGTCCTGCAGCATTTAACTATGCAGGTAGTGTCACCTCATCCTCAAATCAAATTGCTTTACCATCAACTACACCAATAGTTACAACTGTCTCATCGGCAGCTAATGGGGGCAGTATCGAGTCTATTGATTCGATTAAGTATTTTGCACCTAGACTGTATTCATCGCAATACAGAGCGGTTACAGCAAGGGATTATGAGGCAATAATACAACAAATATATCCAAATACCGAATCAGTCTCAGTTGTGGGTGGTGAGGAATTAGATCCACCTGAATTTGGAACTGTTTTTATCACAATCAAACCAAAGAATGGTGAGTTTGTATCTGATTTTGATAAGAATGCAATTCTATCCAACCTAAAGAGTTATTCATTAGCAGGTATTAACCAAAAACTACTTGATCTTAAATTATTATATGTTGAATTAGACTCTTTTGTTTATTATGATCAATCAAAGGTAACAACTGTATCTGAATTAAAGACTAATATTATTAATGGTTTATTAACTTATGGTTCATCAACTGATCTTAACAAGTTTGGTGGTAGATTTAAGTATAGTAAAATTCTGAATGTAATTGATAATATTGATGAAGCAATAACTTCTAATATTACAAGAGTTAGAATTAGAAGAAACTTGAGAGCATTGACAAATCAATTTGCTCAATATGAATTATGTTATGGTAACAGATTTTACATCAACCCAGAAGGTAAGAATATAAAAAGCACTGGATTTACCATTCAGGGTCAAACTGATATGTTATATTTCACAGATATACCAAACCGTAACAGTGATGGTACATTGGATGGAAGTGGTAAAGGTGTAATAGCTATTGTGAAGGGTGATACAGAGTTATCTAGAGGACAATTAGTTGTTACCTCTGCTGGAATTGTTGATTATGTACATGGAGAGGTCATTATATCAACGGTAAATATAACGTCAACTCAAAGGTCGAATAATATAATTGAAATTCAAGCATTCCCTGAATCAAATGATATCATTGGATTGAAAGATTTATATCTCAGTTTTGCTGTCGGAGATAGTGCCATAAATATGGTTAAAGACACTATTTCATCTGGTGAACAGATTTCTGGTGTTGGATATAAGGTTACATCAAGTTACGCTAATGGAGCACTGGTAAGAGGATAATATGATCACCACTGGGATTGATAAGAGAGTCAAAGTCCAACAGATAATTGAAAACCAAATACCTGAGTTTTTACTATCTGAAAGTCCAAAGGCAGTAGATTTTTTAAAACAATACTATATTTCACAGGAATATCAGGGAGGTCCGATTGACCTAACTGATAATCTTGATCAGTACATAAAATTAGATAATTTAACTCCTGAAGTAGTTGTAGGTGAAACAAAGTTAACTAGTGGCATTACAACCACAGCAACAACGGTAAATGTCAGTACTACAAAAGGATTTCCTAATGAATATGGTCTCTTTAAGATTGATGATGAAGTTATAACATATACAGGTATTACAACTAATAGTTTTACTGGTTGTATTCGTGGTTTTAGTGGAATTACAACATATCACGCTGATAACAATCCTACAGAATTAGTATTTACAGACTCATCAGCAATAAATCATGAAGATGATGCAACTGTCATCAATTTAAGTGCATTATTTTTAAAAGAATTTTATAAAAAAACCAAAAAGCAACTTACACCTGGTTTAGAGAGTGTTGATTTTGTCAATAACTTAGATGTAAGCAATTTTATTAAAAATTCTAAGTCTTTATATCAATCAAAAGGTACAGAAGAGTCATTTAGAATTTTATTCAATGTATTATATAATGAAACACCAACAATTGTTGATTTAGAGCAATTTTTAATCAAACCATCTTCTGCAGAGTACATAAGAAGAGAAATTATTCTTGCTGAAGCAATATCTGGTAATCCAATCAATTTAGTTGGTCAAACAATAATTAAATCAAATGATTCTGCAACTAGAGCATCTATATCAGAAGTAGAACCACTTACAAGAAAGGGAAAGGTATATTATAAAATTGCATTATTCGTTGGATTTAATGAAGTAGACCTTATTGAAGGAACATTTAACATTCCTGGCAAAACTAAATCTATTGGTAATGTTTCAGCTGGTTCCTCAGTTATAACAGTTGATTCAACAGTTGGATTTGGTCAAACAGGTACTTTAATATCTGGTATTAGCACAAATATCTTCTATAAAGACAAATCAGTTAATCAATTCTTGGGTTGTGAAAATATTGTTGATACAATATCATCTACTGAAGATGTTAGATCTGATGAATTTTATTTTGGTTATGAAAACGGAGATTTAAATAAAAAAGTTGAGATAAGATTAACAGGTGTTCTGTCTAAGTTTGTTCCTACATCAGATATTCGATTATTGACAGAGGGAGAAAAGATAAGTGTAAGAAATGTTGGAGAAAAAATACTAAACCCAATTGAAAATAAAACAAGAAAGCAAATATTTGCAAATTCATGGATTTATAACACTTCATCAAGATTTCAAATTGAAAGTATCTCTGGTGCTAATATTGTTTTATTCACAAGAGATATTGATAAGTCAAGTTTAAAAATTGGTGATAATGTAGAGGTTTTATTTAGAAACGAAGAAACAAAAATAGCAACAGGTACTGTAGGAAATATTGATAAACCCACAGGAACAATATCTATTGATAATTTAACAAATCAACCAGGTATAACTTTATTTCCAGATCCAAATAGAGAATATGACTTAAGAAGAGTTATAAATCGTGCATTTAGTGATACTGCTGATATTGAATTTGGTAATAATGTATTAACAAGTGATGTAACCAATGTATATAATGAATCAAATGCTAATTTTTATGTTGCTTCAAATTCATTACCATCATACAAAATTACTGCATCATTACCAAAAGCAATAATACCAAATGCAATTGCTGGTAATGAATTACCACAATCAGGTTATGATCCAAATACTTTAAAGTATAATATTATATCATTTCCAAGTCCAGTTCCATTTATAACTGGAGATGAAATATTCTATACTGCACAGGGAACTGTTTTACCTAATTTACCACAGTCTTCATATTTTGTTGAAGTATTAAGTAATCCAAACCAAATACGTCTTTATAGATCAAGATCATTTATACCCATAAGTGATTATGAGGAATTTGAAGCATTACCATCAGGTTCAGGAACTCATACATTTTCACTTGTAGGGATTATAGAACAGGAAATAGCTCCACAAAAATTATTAAAGAAATTCTCTCTTAATCCGAATCTAACAAATTCTTCATCAGTTGTAACTACACCTGGCACAACTGGAATGTTGATAAATGGTGTTGAGGTTAGAAACTATAAATCTGAAGATAAAATATTCTTTGGACCTTTAGAACAAATTAAATTATTAAATGGTGGGTCAAATTATGATGTATTAAAACCACCAACCATAGAGTTATCAAATTCTGGTGTTGGAAATACAAATGCTTTATTAAGACCAGTTATTATAGGTAATATAAAAGATGTACAGGTAGATCCACAAAATTTTGATATACAAAAAGTAGTATCAGTTACTATTGAAGGTGGAAATGGTTCAGGTGCTATTTTAGAACCAGTATTGACAGAGAGAAGAAGAGAAATATCATTTGATGCAAGATTACTTACAGAGTCTGGTGGTGTTGATAATATTGATGAAACTATTACATTCCTTGATAAACATAATATTGTTAGTGGACAACCTATTGTTTATGACAGAAACAATAATCCTCCATTAGGTGTTGGAACAGTAGGTAATGATAGTGGTACATCAGTAGTAGGATTAGGAACTACTACATTAGTAAATGCTGCTACTTATTTCCCATTAGTAGTAAATCCAACTACAATCAAATTATTCCAAACTGAAACAGATTATAATACTGGTATTAATACTGTCGGATTTACAACAACTAATAAAATTGGTGTTCATAAATTTAGACTTTTAAGTGATCAGAAAACTTTAAGAGATATAAGAGTTATAGATGGTGGAAGTGGATATCAAAATAGACAAGTTTTTGTTAAACCAACAGGTATTAATACAATAACAAATACAATTCATTTTGATGATCATGGATTTAATCATGGTGATAAGATTGTATATTCAACAGCAGTTGGAATAGGTTCTACATTACCAACAACAATATCGGGTCTAACAACATCTACAGGTATTACTACAACTTCTAATTTCTATCAAGTATTAAAAGTTAATAGTGATGCTTTTAGAATTGTTAATGCTGGTCTTGGTGGAACTATTAAATCAGAATTTAACAGAAAAGATTATTTAAAATTCTCTGATCAGGGAACAGGTTTCCAAGTTTTCAAATATCCTGATGTCAAGTTAAATTTAAAATATGAACTTGCTAATACAGATGTAGGAATTATTACAGCAACACCAGTTGTTAGAGGATCAATATCTGATGTTTTACTTTATGAAAAAGGAACTGGATATGGATCTGATATTCTTAATCTTGAAAAGTCAGTAACTGTTACTATAAAAACAGGAAAAGAAGCACAATTAAAACCAATCATTACTGATGGAAGAATATCATATGTAGAGATACAAACAAAAGGTCGTGAGTATGCATCTGCACCTGATCTTCAAGTTGTGGGTATTGGAACTGGATTAGGAGCAAAACTTAGAGCTGTAGTTACCGATGGAAAAATAACTGAAGTAATTATTTTAGATGGTGGACTACAATATCAACAAGATAAAATTGATATTAAAGTTGTACCGCCAGGCACAGGTTGTAAACTAGAAGCAAGTACAAGAGGACTTGTGGTTAATACTTTTGCAAGATATAATAATGAAGCACTTATTGAAACTAACAATAAACTAGAATATTCAATAGTTGGATACTCTACTCAAATAGGAAATGATAGTTTTGGTGATACTGGTAACGGACACTCACCAATTATAGGATGGGCATATGATGGTAATCCAATATATGGACCATATGGATATAGTGATCCTAATGATGATAACTCTGCAGTAAGGATTTTAAATAGTGGTTATGTATTAGATCCATCTAATATTACTAATAGACCAACTGGATTTAGTAATGGATTTTTTGTAGAAGATCATAAGTTTACAAACGCAGGTGATTTAGATGTACATAATGGTAGATATGGTAGAACACCAGAATATCCAAATGGAACATATGCATATTTCGTAGGTATCAGTACTAATTCATTACTTCCATCTTTCCCATATTTCATAGGAGAATCTTATAGATCAAACCCATCTACAGAGAACTTTAATATCAATCAGAATACTTTTGATTTTGATAATTCAAGTTTAATAAGAAATAGTTATCCTTATAAGGTATCTGATAAATTTGCTGATAATGATTTTATTATTGAATCAAATGAAATAACAACACAATCATCAATAGTTGAATCTACAACATCAGGTTCAGTTAACTCTATTGATATTATTAATGTTGGTGATAACTATGAGATAGGTGATGCTGCTATCTTTGACAATTCCAATACAAATGGTGGTGGACTAAGCGTATCAGTAAAGAGTTTACAAGGAAAGTCTGTTGAATCCGTTGTTACAACAGTTGATACATATGAAAATGTTGTTTTTGTTTGGAGAGATTCTGAACATGTATCTGCATATATTTCCACTGCTCCAAGTTTAAATGGTGGTGATAATGTAGTTGTATCTGGATTAAGCACTTCATTAATTAAAGGTTTAGCAGGATCTCATCAAATTGGAATTGATACTGCACAAACAGTTGTATACCAAGAGATTCCTAATTCTTCAACCACTGGTATTGTAACTGACATATATGTTTCTCATATACCAACTCATGTTTCTGTAGGTAGTAGTGTTGGTATTGGAACTGAAAAATTACTAGTTTTAAATACATTCAACGAAAATAATATAATAAGAGTAAGAAGAGGTGTATCATCTGGTGTTCATACAGTATCTTCTAAGGTAAGTTTAATACCAAGTTTCTTCAATATACCATTAAGATCTAATTTATTTGATTCTAGTGTAAAGGAACAAGTATATTTCAATCCTCATGAATCAGTAGGTGTTGGTACAGTTGTTGGTTTAGGATCAACTGCAACCTCTACATTAGGTGATTTAGTAAATGTAGTTTCAACACCTACAAGAAGTATAAGGCTACCAAATCATCCATTTAAAACAAATCAAAGAGTTACATTAACAAAACCAAGTGTTGGTTATGCATTAACAGTATCTAAAGATGATGGAGTTACAACATTTAATGTACCAGGATCAGGAAATACTCAAGACGTATTTGTAATAAGAAAATCAAAAGATTATATTGGAATAGTAACTCAAGTCGGATTAACAACAAGTTCAGATGGATTATCCTTTGTTGGTGATACGACAGTTGGTTCAAGTAGTTTTGAATATCTCTTTGAATCAAATCCAACACAAATAACAGGAAACTTACAACGTATAGATGCAGTAGTTTCAGTATCAACTGCTCATAACTTACTTGATGGTGATATAATTAATCTTAATTTAACACCTAATTCATCAGTAGGTATTGGAACATCGTCATCTATTGATTTAAGATTTGATGAAACAACACAATCAATATTAGTAAATCCAATTTCATGTCCATCAAGTGGAGTTACAACTTCAACAAATAACTTTAATATTGTTGAACACAATTTGGAAACTGGTGATAAAGTTAAATATTCTTCAACATCAGTATCAGAAGGTTTAGCAAATAACGAATCTTACTTTGTGTTTAAAGTTGATGATAATAATTTTAAATTAGGTGAAACACTTCTTGATGTAACTAGCAATCCATCTACTGCAATTGAATTAAGTTCAACGGGTGGTGTGCATGAATTTTCACTAATAAATCCATCTATATCAGTTTTAAGAGAAAATAATTTAGTTTTCGGTGTAGGTCATTCATCACTTGCTGGTTATGATTTAAATATTTTCTATGATCAGGATTATAAAAATCAGTTTGTTTCTGTTGGTAACACTACAAACTTACAAGTTATAGGAGTAGGTACAGTAGGAATTACTTCAACTGCAACTCTTACATTAAATTATTCAAACGATAATCCATCAATACTCTTTTATAATCTTAAAAAATCAGGTTTCATAAGCACATCTGATACTGACGTTATAAACCATAATAGAATCAATTATATTGATAGTAAGTATAGTGGTCAGTATAGTATATTTGATGTTCCAACACCTGGAATATCATATACAAGTTTTAGTATTTCATTGAATGAAGTACCTGAAAAATTATCATATGCCTCTACTGAAACTAGTGTTCTAAAATATACAACTAAATCATCCAGAGCTAAGGGAGCAATTGATAAAGTTGGTATTGATTTTGGTGGAGTTGGATATAATAGTTTACCTTCATTCGTAAGTATTGCATCAACTCAGGGAACAAACGCAACTTTATTACCAGACTCTAGCACAATAAACAGAGTTGATGATGTTAGGATTCTGAATCCTGGTTTTGAATATTCTTCAGATCCAACATTAAAACCAGAAGCATTTGTTTCTCCAGTAATATCAATTATTAATTCTAATACAATTACCAATATAGAAGTAGTTGATGGTGGTAAAAATTATACAACAGTACCTGATTTAAAAATAGTAAATCCATTAACAGGTTTAGAAGATGTGTCTGGTGCAATTATTGCTGGTAGATTGAATGGTAGTTCATTAACAACTGTTGATGTTGTTGTAGCACCTAAAGGTTTACAATCAGTTACTCATGATGTATTTGCAGTTAATAATAGTAATGGTTCAACAGTAAGTAAGTTAGAATATAATTCTACATCTGGAATAGCAACTTGTACTCTTGTAACACCAGTATTAGGATTCTCCACCGCACCTTTCTCTGTAAATGAGGAGATATTTGTTGAAGGTCTTCAAAAATTTGAAACTACTGGATCTGGATTCAACTCTGCTGACAACGGATTTAAATTCTTTAAAATATCTGGTGTCAACAATACAAACCCAGCTACAATTGAATTTGATTTGTCACCATTCACAACAAATGCTGGTATTGCAAAAACAGTTCAAAACTCTTTCGGTGTTCTTATCAGTAAGAATGATTATCCTGTATTTAAAGTAACACAAGCAATTTCTAAGTTTAGTGTTGGTGAAAAATTATTGGCATTCGTAGGAACAGAATATGTGCCAGTAGATCTTATCATATCAGAATCAACAAATGAGTTTATAAAAATAGAAGAAGAAATACCTGGTTCATTTAACCTAGTTACTGGTCAGTTAATTAAGGGATTCATTTCAGGTAATATTGCAACTATTAATACTATATCAAAAAATAGTGGTATTTTTGAAATAAATTATTCATTACGTCAAGATCAAGGATGGAATGATGATATTGGAAAATTAAACCAAGATTACCAAGTTACACCTGATAATGATTATTATCAAAACCTATCATATAGTGTAAAGAGTAAAATATCTTATGATGATTTAATTAATCCTGTAAATAGATTACTTCATACTACTGGTCTTAAAAACTTTGCTGATGTTGGTATTTCATCTGTAACAAATGCTGGTGTTACAACATCTAGTTTTACTGATGTTCTTGCACTAGACTTTATTGATGAGAAGAGAGTAGATACAATTAATAATTTTGATTTTGCTTTAGATATTGATACAGTTGAAGGTAAATCTAAATTCCTTAAACTAAAAAATACAAAATTATCACCATATATCGAATGTAGAACAAATAGAGTTTTAGAAATAGATGATATAAGTAGACTGTTTTCAAATACAGCTACTACATTATCCAAATTTCTTGATTTATCAATTAATACAAGATATGCGACTTTCTTAATTCAAACAAGAAATCCAAATAATAAAAATACTCAAATTTCTGATGTTATCTTATATAAAGACGATCTTGATGTATTTACTGCTGAAAGATCTAAGATTCATACTACTTCATCAGAGTTGGGAGAAATCAAAGGAAACATTGATGCTTCAGGTAATATTAGTATAAACTTCACACCAGATGATCCTGATAATAATGACTATGATTTAAAAATACTTGAAACTTCATTCAATACAAATCTAACAGGTATTGGAACACAATCAATAGGTTTCATTAATCTATCTGGTATTAATACGACTGTATCAACAGCAACTACATCACTTATAATTTCAACAGATGTTAATAATACAGATGCTTTATTTGCATCAATTGAAGTTAATAATGTAACTACAGATGAAACAAATTTTGTAGATTTATATTTAACACATGATGGAACAAACTCATTTATCTCTGAATTCTATGCTGATAGTATAGATGGTCCAACATCTAACTTTATTGGAACATTTATTTCAAGTATTTCATCTAATGTATTGTCATTAGAGTTTGAAAATGATCAGGCAAATGAAGTATTAGTAAGATCAAGAGTTATTGGAATAGGAACAACTGCTGCTGGAATAGGAACTTACAGATTTAAATTACCAGGTCAATTAGAAGGAACTGAAAAAACAAGTAGATTTGAATCTAATTTCTCAAATGTTTCTACATCATCAACCATTGCATCCTTTACAGAAAATGAAATATCTTCACTAAAAGGTTTTGTAAGAGTTTCTAGTGGATCTACAAGTTCACTTCATCAAGTTCTTGTTGCACATGATTCAACTGATTCACATATAACACAATATCCATTCTTATCAATCGGAAGCACATCAGGTATAGGTACATTCTCATCAACAATTGTTGGTAATGATTTAAATCTTAATTTTCATCCTGATCCACTGTTTAGTGGTGGAACTAATAGTGTTCAGGTGCAAACATTTACAGAGGCATTTTACTCTGAAACTGATCTTCTTAACATACCACCAGACTTACAATATGGTACAGTTACTGAATCATTATCATTCGCACAATACGATGCTATTAATGGAACAAGATCAAACAAAACAAGTTTTGCTTTACAGAGTGATTCAAAACCAATATTCCAAAAACAATTTAATCCATCAGACACAGCAACCTTAAATCCAGCTACTGGTTTATTCACAATCATAGATCACTTCTTTGAAACTGGAGAAAGATTAGTTTACACTCCTGGTTCAACATTTACTGGTATATCTTTATCAGGAATTGCGACTGCTGGAGGAACTCTAGGATCTGAAGTTTATGCTATTAGAGTAAACAAAGATACATTCAAAATTTCAAAATCTCATCCTGACTCATTAGCAGGTATTGCTATTACATTCACTGGTGTAGGAACTGGTAATGCTCATGAATTTGAAATGTTTAAGAAGAATGAAAAAGCATTATTATCAATTGATGGTGTAATTCAATCTCCAATAGCATTTACTCCAATTACAACTGATTTAGAATTTAATATTACAAATTCTGCAACAACATTTAGTGTAACTGGATTATCATCAATTACATCAGGTGATATAATTAAAATTGATGATGAGTTTATGAAGATTAGCAGAGTTGGTCTAGGTACTACATCAGTTGGTCCTATTTCAGAAACAGGATCTGTTAGTTTAGTTGTTGTAGAAAGAGGTGCAATAGGATCTGCTGCAACAAGTCATTCATCAGGTGCAACAAGTAGATTATTCTCAGGTGGTTATAATATTGTTGATAGTACAATACACTTTACTGATGCACCTAGAGGAACTAATACCACACAGAAAACACAATCAAATCTTGATCCTTTAAAATCTACATTTAATGGAAGAGTATATTTAAGACAAGATTATAGCACTAATACAATATTTGACGATATATCTGATAGTTTCACAGGTATTGCTGCAACTCTTCCAATTAAAGTTGGAGGTGCAAGCACATCAGGTATACAAACTGGAAGCACAATGCTTCTTCTAAATGGTATATTCCAAACACCGTCAACATTTAATAACTTAGGGAACAATTATGAATTTGCTGAATCAGGTGGTGCAAGTAATGTAATATTCACTGGTATTACATCCTCAAATGGTACTAAGATTATAAGTGATGTTGATGTAAATCAAAATCAATTACCAAGAGGTGGTGTAATTGTATCACTTGGATCAACAGGTGGTTTAGGAGTTGCTCCACTTCTAGGTGCAAAAGTGTCTGCAATCACAGGTGCAGGTTCTTCAATAATAGGTATTGTTGGAGTTCCAACAACAGGTCAAACATTTGGTATATCAACTGCGTCATTTAATAATTTAACTGGTCAGTTAGAAGTTACTACTTCAACCAATCATAACTTTAGAAACATTAATGAATTTGTAAGATTTGATGGACTTGTGTTTAATCCAGTTTTAGGTATTGAAACAAACAGATCATTTAGTGTAACAGGTATTTTATCTACAACAACATTTACAACGAATGTTGGTACAAGCACTGTTTCACATGCATATGTTGGAGCAGGTACAGTATTTGAATTCCAAGGAGATAATACATTTGGATCTGGTTATCGTCATCCAGTCTCTGTTGCTGTTACTGATAGATCTGGTAGTGGTTCAGGTGCAGCAGTATCAGTAGTTGTTGGTGCAGGTGGATCATTAGCATTTACAATTGACAGTAATGGAACTGGTTATACTGATCCTGTCATTACTATACCAGAACCCTCATATAGTAATCTTCCAATAACTGGAGTATCAAGAAGAGGTATTGGAGCAACAACTGACACTGGAACTGGATCATCAGTTAGTGTTACAATCGGAGCTGCTAATACATCTGTTGGTATTGGATCTACATTATTTACTGTAAGCAATTTTGTATTAGAAAATAATGGATACAACTTTAAAGTTGGTGATGTATTCAAACCAGTTGGTTTAGTTACAGCAAAAGGTTTGAGTAGTTTAGTAAATGAATTTGAATTAACAGTCACTGATGTATTCAGAGATCAATACTCATCTTGGAACTTTGGACAGTTTGACTTTATTGATTCAATTAAAGATTTACAAGATGGTGTTAGAAAGAGATTCCCACTAATATTCAATGCTAATCTATTGAGTTTCGAGGTAGATGAAAATAATCCAGATTCATCACTTATTAATCTTGATGCTCTATTATTAATCTTTATTAATGGTGTCATACAAGATCCAGGTGATGCTTACACATTTGATGGTGGTACATCATTTGAATTCTCACAAGCACCTGATCCAGAAGATATAATTGATATTTTCTTCTATCAAGGAACATCAGGTGTTGATTCGGTAAGAGTCGCTGCTGGTTCATCAGTTTCACCAACAATTCAAACAGGAGATATTGTTCAGATATTTAAATTAAATAATGATAGTGGTATCACAACTACACAAAAACAAAGAACAATTTATACAATATCAGCATCTGATGAAGTTGAAACTAACCTATACACAGAACAAGGTGTAGATGAAAGAAACTTCAAACCATTAAATTGGACAAAACAAAAGGTAGATAAAAAAGTAAATGGTGAAGTCGTATTTAAATCAAGAGATTCAATCGAAGCTCAAGTTTATCCAACAGCAAAAATAATTGATGATATAACCACAACTGATACTGAGATGTTTGTTGATAATGCAAAATTCTTTAATTATGAAGAGGACTTCTCAAGTTTAGTTGTTGGTAGTGTTGGTGGATTAATTGTAGGATCTACTGATCCAGTTGCTGCTGCTTTCACTGCTGTTGTATCTGCTGCTGGAACTATATCATCACTTTCAATTACTAATGGTGGTAGTGGTTATGTTGGATCAACAACCTCAATTTCCATATCCGCACCTCATGCGATAGGAGTTGGAGTAGGAACAACTTCTTCTGCAACAGCAACAATCACAAATGGAGTGATTACTAGCACAACAATAACTAATCCTGGTTTTGGATATACATTTACTGCTGTGCCTCAAGTTTTAGCACCATTACCAAATGCTATAAAAGAAGATATAGATACAATCACTACAGTCGAAGGATTTGATGGTGATATAATTGGTATTGCTGTTACTGATGGAATTGGTCATCCTCTTGCACTTAAATTTACATTAAATGTTGATTTAACTAATAATCCAAATTCAGTAGCAAGTGATTTGAAAGTTGGATATCCAGTTCATATATTTGAAACTCAAGTTGGACACGGTGTTACATCAGTCGTAAGTGATAATGCAACAATAGTGTCTACTGGAACTACATGTGTTGACAACATTTACTTTGTGAACGCATACAATGCAGGAGTTGGCATTATTACATGTAATATAATGACAGGTGTAAATACAACAGGTGTTGACACTTCAGTTGGTATTGGAACTGCGATTGGTGGATTCTCATGGGGTAGACTTTCTGGGTTTACAAGAGATTTGAATCCAATTTCAATCGGTGTAACTGGTTTAACAATAGACTCTGGTTTAACGACTTACCCATCTATCCAGAGAAGAGATTTTGGTCTTAGGGACAATGGTTCATTAAGAAAGGATCTTGGGTAGTATAAATATAGAAAAAAGCTGATGATATGGCTGCAATTGTAACAGATCAATTTAGAATTCTAAATGCAAATAATTTTGTAGAGACTGTAGATAACTCTACTAATTCATATTATGTTGTGGTTGGTCTTGCTAATCCTGCACTTGCAGTGGGTTTTGGTCGGACTACCGCATGGAATACAAACACACCAAATCCAGTTGATAATTTCAACTACATGAATCATGCTGGAGATACTCAAATATTTGGTAAAAAGGTAACTGGTGCTAATGTAAGAAGATTAATAACAAGAAGAAATTGGACACAAGGAACAAGATATGAAATGTTTAGGCATGATTATAGTGTTGAAAGTCCATCACCTGTAACAAACTCAACAAGGTTATATGCAGCAAATTACTATGTAATGAATAAAAACTTTGATGTGTATGTTTGTATTGATAATGGATCTTCAGGTATAAGCACCTCTGGTAATGCATCACAAGATGAACCACTATTTACAGACTTAGAACCATCAAGAGCAGGTGAAAGTGGTGATGGATACATTTGGAAATACTTATTTACAGTGCCTCCAAGTGATATTATAAAGTTTGACTCAACAGAATATATTTCTGTACCAGGTGATTGGCCAACATCATCAGAAACACAAATACAATCTGTGCGTGAAAATGGTGATTCAACAATTAATAATAACCAAATAAAAAAAGTTTATATTGATAAGCAAGGATTTGGTTATTCACAAAATATTGTTGGAAGGGAAGTTGATATTATTGGAGATGGAACAGGAGCAAAAGTTGTTATTGATACGGATAGTAACGGTAAAATAACTAAAACGAATGTATCTTCTGGTGGTCAAGGATATACCTTTGGTATGGTTGATTTGGGACCTCTTGGAAATTCAGGTGTTTCTGTTGGTAATCATGCTAAATTAATTCCAATCATTCCTCCATCAAAGGGGCATGGATTTGATTTATATAAAGAATTGGGAACTGATAAACTTCTAATTTATGCAAGATTTGATGATTCTACAAAAGATTTCCCAACTGATACTAAGTTTGCACAAATAAGTATCATAAAAAATCCAACATCTATTGGATCAACTGCAACTTATACTGCAAATGATTTTTCATCAGTTAATGCAGTCAAGGTAGTATCTCCTACAGGAACTCCAACTATAGGTGAAAAAATACAGCAATCAGTAACTGGTGGTACTGCAGAGGGTTATATAGTATCATATGATACTGATACTAATGTAATTAAATATTATCAAGATAGGTCTTTGTATTTTAATCAAACAACAGCAGACCAAACAGATTATGTTGGAGTTACAACTGAAGCAAAAGTATTAAATTTTGAATCATCAGCAGAAAGTATAACCGCACCAACAAGTGGATTTACTGCAACTGTCGATCAAAACTTTACAGGTATAAGTACAAATCCAACTGGTAACAAGGTTATCTCACTCGGAGTCAATTTCACAAATGGTCTTGCTTCTCCTGAGATAAATAAAGGGTCAGGTGAAATAATATACTTGGATAATAGACCTCTAATTACTAGAAACTCCAGACAAAAAGAAGACATTAAAATCATCTTGGAATTTTAAAAAATGCCACAAAAAACGAATTTAAATATAAGTCCTTATTACGATGATTTTGATAAGGAAGATAAATTTTACAAAGTCCTATTTAAACCAGGATTCCCTGTTCAAGCAAGAGAGCTAACAACTCTTCAATCTTCATTACAAAATCAGATTGAATCATTTGGAAGTCACATCTTTAAAGATGGGTCGATGGTTATACCTGGTAATATAGTTTTTGACCAGCAATATTACTCTGTTAGAATTAACAATACTCATTTAGGTATTCCAGTATCATTATATCTGGAGCAGTTGAAAGGATTAAGATTAAGAGGAGAGCAGTCAGGTATAATCTTTAACATTGATAGTTTTGAATTCGTTGGACTTGAAAATGATGTAACTGATTTAACAATATATGTAAAATATTTACAATCAGGTTCTGACAATACCATATCCAGTTTGACTGATGGTGAACAAATCATAACCGAATCATCATTTGTTTATGGCAATACTGCAGTAAATGAGGGAGAAACTATATTAACACTTGTAGATTCAAATGCATCTGCGACTGGATCTGCTGTTGGAATATCATCTGGTACATATTTCATAAGAGGATCATTTGTTGATGTATCAACTGATAAAATTGTATTAGATCCATATTCAAATCTACCATCATATAGAGTTGGTCTTAATATTGATGAGCAACTAGTAACTGCAAAAGAAGAAGATTCATTATATGATAATGCAAGAGGATTCTCTAATTTTGCTGCACCAGGTGCAGATAGATTAAAAATCACAACAACATTAGCTAAAAAGAGTCTTACTGATTTTAATGATACTAATTTTATCGAATTATTGCGTGTTGATGATGGTGAGATCAAGAAAATAATTACAAAGTCACAATATTCTCTTATTAGAGATTATTTTGCAGAAAGAACATTTGATGAATCAGGACATTACTCTGTACAAAAATTTGATGTACAGGTTAAAAATTCTTTAAATGATGGAGTATCAAATGAAGGTATATTCAGGTCTAATGAAATAACAGATCAGCAGAATACACCAACAGATGATTTAATGTGTGTAAAAATATCTGCTGGTAAGGCATATGTAAAAGGGTATGATATTGAATTAACTGGTGCAAATATTATTGATGTTGATAAACCAAGAGATAAGCAAACTGTTGATGCATCATTAGTTCCATATCAAATGGGAACTATATTAAGAGTTAATAATGTATTTGGTGCACCAGCTCCTAATATTAAAGATGATTCAAAATTTGTTGAATTATATAATCAAAGAACAGGTTCAAATAGTGCTGGTACTGGTGAATTAATAGGACAAGCAAGAGTATACTCATTTAATGTAAGGAATGCTGCCTATAAAGATGACTCAAGTGAATGGGAATTGCATTTATTTGATATACAAACATTTACAAGACTTGTATTAAATAGTGCTGTTAGTAATACTGAATTACCAGATGCCTCATATGTAAGAGGTTTAAGTAGTGGTGCTACTGGATTTGCAATATCTGCTGGTGGTGCTAGTACTGTAGTTAAATTAACACAAGTTACTGGTTCATTTATTGCTGGTGAAGGAATTATAATTAATGAAGATCCAGAATTATCACGTTCTATACAAACGGTTCGTATATTTGGTGTTGAAGATATTAAATCAGTTTATCAAGATGCGTCTGCTTTAAGTGGATATGCTGCTGATTTTGTTGCTGATACTGTTTTAAATCGTAAAATTCCAACAGGATTTAATGTATCAGATACCTTAAACATAAATGCAGCAGGTATTGCGACATGTGCTGGAAAGAGTTTTGCAGGTATTAAAACAGATACTATTGTTAGATATACATTGCCAGGTGAGACATCTGAAAGATTTAACAGAATAACAAGTGTATCATCAGATGGAATTACATTAACATTAGCAGCAGTACAAAATGTAAGTGGTATTTGTAATGGTGCATTGCCCTCTGGTGCCTCTGTAACACCTACATTTGCATTTGGAGTACCAAATATCAATCTTAATGAAAACAAAGGATTGTATGCTCGTATAGGTAATGATAATATATCAGATATTAATTTATCAACTGCTAATCTTGTTGTAGGAACCGATATTACTGGTGAGTCTACAGATGGAAGTGGTGTTCTTACATTCGATTTAGCATCGAGTGGTATTGGAAGTGCATTCTATGAAGCATTTGACGAAGAAAGATATTCAATACATTATTCCGATGGAGCAATTGAAAGTTTAACAAATGATCAAGTTGTACTTGATACTGCTAGTCAATCTGTAACTATTAATGGATTAAGAACATCACAATCAAATGTTGTTGTTAGCACAACTCTTAAAAAACAAGCACTAAAGAGTAAACAGAAGAATTATCTCAGAAGTCAAAAAATAGAAATTCTAAAAACTGCTGTTGGAATTAATACAACTGCAAGTGGAATGGAACGAAGTACTGCTTATGGTTTAAGAGTTGAAGATAAAGAGATTTCATTTAACATTCCAGATGTTGCAAATGTTGTTGGAGTTTTTGAATCTATAGATACAAATTCACCAATTCTTGATAAACTTACATTCCCAGATGGTTTAAGTTTAAATACAACATCTATAATTGGTGAAAAGGTTTCTGGTAGAACAAGTGGTGCTGTGGCACAAATTACAGCCCAAATATCAGCAAATCAAATAGAAGTTGCATATTTGACACCTACCAAATTTACAATAGGTGAAACAACTGATTTTGAAGAATCAAATATCTTAACATCATTACAAGATATAACAGTTGGTAGTTTCTTGAATATCACAAATAGATATGAACTTGATAAAGGTCAGAGAGAACAATTCTATGATTATTCGAGATTGGTTAGAAAACAAAATTTCCCACCTGCTACAAGAAAATTATTAGTAGTATATAATTCATATACTGTACCATCAAATGATGTTGGTGATTTTTATACAGTTGCATCTTATCCAGAAGAGAGATTTAGTTCAGACATTCCTACTTTAGAAGGTGGTTTAAGAGCTACTGATACTATTGACTTTAGACCAAGAGTAACAACATATTCTGGCAATGAGTCACCATTTGCATTCCAAAATAGATTATTTGGAGGAACAGGTAATGTTAATCCAGAGTTTATTGTAAAACCAAATGAGAGTTCTATTGTTGGATATAATTTCTATCTTCCAAGAACTGATAAGTTAGTATTAGATATTCTTGGAAATGTAGCTGTTATAAAAGGAACATCTAACTTAAATCCAGTAGCACCTCCAATAATTGAAAATGCAATGGAGATTGCAACAATTGAATTACCTGCTTATTTGTACGATCCAGATGATGCGATAGTAAAGGTAGTTGATAATGTAAGATATACCATGAGGGATATCGGTCTTCTTGAAGGTAGAATTGAAACTTTAGAGGAAATAACATCATTAAGTTTATTAGAACTCGATACAAAAACATTACAAGTACAAGATGTAGATGGATTATCTAGATTTAAAACAGGTTTCTTTGTTGATGATTTTAAAGATACAAATTTACTCGATCTAAGTGACCCCGATAACAAATGTGCAATAGATGTTGCAAATAAAGAATTAAATGTTCCACTTGATTTCTGGTCAATTAAACCAGAAGTGGCACTTAATTTATCAACAAATGTTGATACTGCAGATTTCTCAGAAGATTTAGAACTATTAGATCCAAATGTTAGAAAAACTGGTGATCTTATAACTTTAGATTATACTGAAGTTGATTTCTTAGAACAACCTTTAGCATCTAGAGTTGAAAATGTTAACCCATTTAATATGGTTGACTTCACAGGTACTATTGATTTAACACCTCGTACTGATAGTTGGGTAAGAAATATCCAAGTAGATGGTGGTGAAAGAAGAATTACAGGTGGATTTAATGGTTCATTTATCGACACTATAAAGACAAGTAGTGTTCCAGATACACATATCAGATCAAGAAACGTTGTTTTCCACACATCTGGTTTAAGACCTGTTGCTAGATTCTATCCATTCTTTGATAGCACAAGTGGAATTGATATTGTACCTAAGTTAATTGAAATTAACATGATCAACGGTATCTTTGAAAAGGGAGAAACAGTTGATATATTTGATTCAACTGGCGTAAATGTATGTACTTTACGATTAGCACAATCAGATCATAAGAAAGGTAGTGCATTATCACCATCTGAAACATTCAATGCTAACCCATATAACACATCAGTTTCTTTAGGTAGTAGTTATTCTGCATCATCTTCAGTATTAAATGTGGATATTAATTCACTAGGAGATGAAGCACAAGGTACATTCTTTGGTTTTATTCCATTAGGATCAGGTATTACTGTCTTAGGAAGGTCTAGTGGTGCACAAGCAGAAGTTTCAGATGTAAGATTAGTTGCAGATACATTCGGTGATTTATCTGGTTCATTCTTCTTCCGTGATCCACTTGCTTCTCCACCACCTCCATTAAGATTTAGAACTGGAACAAGTACATTTAAGTTAACATCTAGTTCCACAAATGCTGAGAGTGCACCTGGTAGTTTACTTATAAGTAGTGGTCAAACAACATATCGTGCAACAGGAATAGTAGATTCTTATACTAACACGTTGGTGATTGTGAGAAGACCACCACCACCTCCACAGGACGACGATCCTCTATCACAGTCATTTACAACTGATGAAACTGGTGCATTTATTACCTCTGTTGATTTATTCTTTGCAAATAAAGATCCAAATGAAAAATTAACAGTTGAAATAAGAGAGATGGAGTTAGGAACTCCTACCTTACAAGTTGTGCAGGATTATGCTCGTGTTGTTGTCAACCCTGATGATATTAATATATCAAACAATGCAGAGGTAGCAACTAACATTAAATTCCCATCTCCTGTATACTTAGAACCAAATACTGAATATGCTTTAGTGCTTCTTGCTCCTACAACTAATAATTATGAAGCATGGATTGCTCAAATGGGTGAGAGAACAGTAAACACACAAAGTTTACCAGATGCTGAATCTGTTATTGTTACTCGTCAGTATATTGGTGGTAGTTTATTCAAATCTCAGAACGGATCAATATGGACTGCTAGCCAATTTGAAGATCTTAAATTTAAATTATATAAGGCAAAGTTTGCAACAACACCTGGAACTGCATACTTCTATAATCCTAAAATGGAGAAAGGATCTGCCATTATTGAAAGATTAACTCCTAATGCGATTAAAACTTTACCAAGAAAATTAAAAGTTGGTATCGTAACTACAACTCATGCATCCTCAGTTGCTAATTTAGCAATAGGAAAGCAGGTAAGTGATTCAACATCAGCAACTGCGATACAAGGATTCATTGAGAAAGTTGGTGGTCCGATACAAACACTTGCAGTTACATCAGGTGGTGTTGGATTTGATGCAAGTCAAACATACAACGGTGTTCCTCTATTTGCAATAACAGGTAATGGTTCTGGTGCTACTGCAACGGTTGCAACTAATAGTTCAGGACAAGTTTCATCTGTTTCAATTACAAGTAATGTAGGTGGTAACGGTTATGCAGTTGGTGATGTTGTAGGTATAACAACAAATGGTGTCACCAAAGGATCTGATGCACTCATAACAGTATCAGCAACAAATGGAACAGGCACATTATTCTTGAACAATGTTCAGGGTGAAGAATTTACTTCAGGTCAACCAATCGTAGTTTATGAAGGTTCGACTGCAACATCTTATGGTAGTACAACCATTACTTCATCAGCAACATATGATGATAAGTTTACTGGTAATGTAATTGAAGTTGATCATTACAATCATGGTATGACAGCAAGTACTAACTTGGTCACAATTTCAGATGTTGTAGCTGACACAAATCCAATTGTTGTAACAGATGCGATTGATGTTGATGATTTAGTAATTTCAGTTGCAAGCACAACTCCATTTGCATCCTTCAACGGAATATCAACAAGCAGGGGATTTGTAAAAATTAACAGTGAAATCATTTATTATGATAGCATCGGAGTTAATCAACTAGGTATCGGCACCAGAGGTGTAGATGGAACAGTTGTAAGAACTCATGATACTAATAGTGTTGCATTCAAATATGAATTGAATGGATTTGATTTAACCAAAATTAACACTAATCATAATATGCCAACTACTACAGCATTAGTAAATGCTAATGATATTGATAGGTATTACCTTGAAATTAATCGTGGTGGACAAGCAAGTGGTGACAGTCAGGTTAGTTTTACAGCAGAACAAAATGTTGGAGGAAACAACATCTTTGCATCTCAAAACTATCAGTTCAATCAAATTTTCCCACAATTCAATGTATTCACTCCAAGTGATAGTACAACTCTAGAAGCACAAATCCGCACAGTATCGGGTACAAGTGCTGGAGGTGGTGAAGCACCTTTCATAGATCAAGGTTATGAAAATGTTACTTTGAATCAACCAAATAGACTTAATACACCTAGATTGGTATGTTCAAGAATAAATGAAACAACTAGATTAACAGATTTACCTTTAAATAGATCTTTCACAATCGGTGTTCTATTCCAATCATCAGATGAAAACTTATCTCCGATATTGGATACAATGAACGGTACGATAATTTATCAAAGAGCTAGATTGAATTCTCCTATTCAGGATATTACTAAAGATGGTAGATCTGAGAGAACATCTGGTGATCCTCATGCAGGAGTTTACATCAGTCAAAGAGTTGACCTTAAGAATCCAGCAACTTCATTGAAGGTAATTGTTGGTGCTTATCGAGATTCATCTGCTGACTTCCGTGTATTATATCAGTTATTCAGATCTGATGGTGCTGATACTGAACTTGCATATGAGTTGATGCCTGGTTTTGATAATATGAATGATACAGATGGTGACGGTTTCGGAGATCAAGTGATTGATGTATCGAAAAATACTGGTAGACCAGATGCTTTTGTTCCTGCAAGTGCAGAGGGTGTGTTTAGAGATTATCAGTTTACTGCTGATAACTTAGACGAATTCACTGGGTTTAAGATTAAAATAGTCTTTAGTGGAACAAATGAAGCATTTGCTCCTAAACTAAAAGATCTTAGAGTTCTAGCATTGGCATGATACCAGTAGAGGGTCACAAAAACTTATACAGAGATGAAAAATCTGGGGCTATCATTAATTGTGATAGTCTTGGATATTCTCAGTATAAACAACGAAGAAATCAAAAAAAGATTGAGAGAGATGAAATAGATAGTATGAAAAGAGATATTGAAGAAATAAAGAATTTGCTAAAACAAATAGCATCAAAATAGACGGGTTACTTTAAATATAAATATACTTTAGATCGTGATATTGTTTTTACATGGCAGTTTACGTTAGTAATCTTACCGTTAATACTGGAACTACTTTTTCCCAAGTTTTTACTTTGGAAAGTGCTGCGACAAATTCTGCTACAGATTTAACTGGATTTACAGCATCTGCACAGATGCGAAAACATCCTGGTAGTAGCAGTGCTACTGATTTTTCAACACAAATCATTAATGCCACTGGTGGTAAAATACGAGTTGGTCTTACAACAAATCAAACTGTTAATTTAAAACCAGGTAGATTTGTATATGATGTCTTAATTACTGACACTTCAGGTGAGGTAACAAGAGTTTTGGAAGGTGCTGTTTTAGTTAGAGAAGGAGTTACGAAGTAATGGCAGATATCAAAGTAAGAGTTGGTCAGAAAAATGCTATTAAGGTTACATCCTCATTAGCAGGTAACGCAGCAGGAAGTATTGGTGAATTAAGTGATGTGAACGCCAGTAATCCACAGAATGGTATGGTTTTAGTGTACAACAGCACCACACAGCAATGGACTGGAACTTTAGAGTTAACTCCAGGTGCAACTCAAAATTTGGACGTAAACGGAGGTAGCTTCTAGAAATGG